GTGGTTTTTTATTTGTGTATTTATAGTTTGCTAAACTTTTACCTTCTTTAGTACCCTTAACACCTTTATCTAAATATTCACCATAAGGTATGTCACCTATGCTTTGACCTGCACCGATTGGTAATAAAAAATCTACATCAATACTGTTTTTACTAACAGTAATATCATAGTCCATTTTTTTATAAAGGTCTTTAGATGCATTGTGACCGCCTTTAGTTAAGTTACTTCTACTTTGTTTTATAACCTCTTTAAAAAAGCGTTCTAATTCTTCTTCTACATTAATCGTTTCAATTTTCATAATCAACAATTAAAACTTTATCTAATTTATGCGTGTTTATATTACCTATAAACATCAACTTTTTACCAAATATATTTAACACCATATCTATATAAATATAGAAAATATTGATATTAATATATTCCTCGTTTATGTATTTTACTTTATTCATCTTAGCAAATAGATGTAAAATCATCTGGAACATCAATTGTCCAAGTTTCTTGCCAACCATCTAAACCATTACCCATTGCATAAGTTACACGCTCTGCACCACTAGCATCTGACAATGTAATGTCGTTTCTTAAATAATCCTTTATCGTTTTATCTCTTGCTAACTTTAAAATACTATAACAATCATTCCAAGAATCATGGCGTGTATCATTATGCCAAAACCTATCTTTTATATCTTTCTTGTTTACATCACGTATATCTAAAACGTTTATGGTAACTAAAAATCTGCTAAGTGCTGTGGTGTTTTGTTCTATAAACGGTGATGTTGTAATATCAATGTGTACTAATATAAACAAGTCTTTTTTCCATTCTTCAAAATCGCCAGTAATAACATTACTAACACGATCATCAGCATTAAATAAGTTGTATAAATATTGCAGTACTTCGTAATATGTATTCATCGTTTCTTTATTAATTTACTTTCTAATTGATTTTTATCTGCTTCAAAACTCAAAAATAATAACGCTTTATGTAGTTTTAAGTTCTCAGCATCTTCAAACCTAAAAATACTTCCTCCAGCGAGTTGATAAATGTTTTGATACCACCCCCACTTTGAACCAAACTCTGCAACTTCGGGTCTTGCTTGACCTGATCCTTTATAAAGTTCGGGATACAACTCAATAAGTCTAAGTACAAATTTTGTAAAAAAAAATACGCACCAAAAACTATATCCATCGTAAAATCTATACTAACGTTGGGCGTGTAACTTTCAATCAAATACTTCCCCTTTCTTTTAGTTGTTGTTGGTCTATATAACACGCCCATTAGTTTGTCCATATTCTGCCAGTCTTTTAAATAACTGTCTGCATCTGTTTGCTCTTTTACTGTTATATCATCCATGTTAGGTATAAAACCGTATTCTTTACCGTTGTGCTTAACAATATTAATTAGTGGTAGTTTATCTTTATCAAAATCAAATAAAGCGTTAACCTGGTTTACTATATCATCATAGTCTTGTTTAGATGTATTTTCAACTACTACTTCTGGTAATTCGCAAAATATACATACCATTTTAAATGCAATAATAGATTCATCTTCTTCGCCTTCCGTTTCTTTTAAAAACTGCTGGTATTGTGATAATTTAATATCGCTTAAAGATGTTGGTACTTTTATTTTAAGCTCTCTCATATATTATAACGTAAATTTGTTTGTTTTTGTTTAACGGATATCGTAACTATTTCTAGTCTTGTTATCTAATTGCATCATTGCAAAATATCGCATCGCATCAATGCCATGATTAAAAGCATCAATTGGTTTATTTAATTTCTCACCAGTTTTAGATTTATCCCAAGTGTAGTTTCTTAACTCTTTAATAAGATTGGTGCTGCGTTTTGTTACTAAAAAATTATACTGCTGCAGAATATTTATGCCATAAAGAACAGAATCACGACCTTTATCAGCACCTTTTATATTAAATCCGTATCTTCTTATTTCCGCAATTGATTTTGGTTCAGCACTATCTGCATAAATGGAAGTCATACCTACATTATTTGAACGCAGTAAATCTTTTATATCGCTGTTTAACAAACCAGTTCTATAAATAACCTCATCGAATATTAAAGTATTATTTAATTTGTAGCATTGAATGTATGCAGTCGGATCGTTAGTATATCCAAAATCCATTCCACCACCTAGCAATTTAGCTTCTTTTGGAACTTGACTAATTTCATCCCAGTTATTAAATACTACACCCTCTAAACTTCCAACCTTTCCAAGTCCATAAACATTCCACCAGTTTTCCCAGTATTTAGATGTTTTTGCTTTTTCCTTTGCCTTCTCAATTTCTTTTACAATAGAATCATCAAGTGCTTCATTATCTTTATAAGTTAATATTACAAAATCAGAATCTTTATCTGATGCAAGTTCCGTGTGCGCCCAAAATTCAGAAGTAGGGTTATAATCTAAATAAATAAACTTTTTAGTTCTTACTGCAAGTTGGTTGTATGCTTCAAAAGATACGTTGTTTGCTTCGTTTATAAATAATATATCACGCCTTGCACCACGTAGTTTATCTGGCTGATCTACACTAAAAAATTCAATGTAGCTTTGATTAGTAAAGGTATATTTTAGATTAGATTTATTTAAATTTTCATCCTTGTAGTTATTCGTCCATTGCATTATCTTAATAAAATCTTTTAAAGCACCACGTTTTAAATGTGGTATGCTTTCAGATACTATACTTATTTCAGATAATGGGTGTTTAACTGCGTAACCTATTAGCAAAGGTATTATAGAAAACGTTTTAGAAGATGAAGTACCACCTTGAACTATCCTAACTCTTTTTCTTAATTTGGATATTTTATTCTGTGCTGTGGTCTGTTTTAACATCTAAATCAATTTCTTTAAAAATAGTATTTTCTGTAAAATTAACTTGTTGTTCAACCCTTTCTACATAACCTCTTTTCTTTCCTTTTGTCTTTAAGTAAAATATAGTAGCTGCTGTATTTCCATCTTTAATCTGTTTATGCAATTGACTTTCTGCAAAGTCTAAAGTAATATTTTGTATGTCATCGACTGCTTTTTTAAATTCTGCATCGCTATCTAACCAACCGTAAAACGTAGTGCGCCCAACACCCACTTTTTTGCAAGCCGTTGTAACTACTCCGAGCGATTGTTCTAGGGCTTCTATGATTGCCTTTTTATGCTGTGCGGTTTTGTTCATTTTTTATGTTTTATTATATAAAAAAGCGAGAAACAATTAAAACTCACTTAAAGTTCAAAAGTACTGATTGTTACTTTTGGTTATTCAAAGAACGTCATTGTTTTTTATTTGTACTATATTATGTTTATTTGGTGTTTTACCTTTTAATACTTTATAAACGTAGTTTTTATCTCTACCTAATGCTTCTGATGCCTTTCTGCAAGATTTAAAAACTTTATCTAAACTACCTACATATATTGTTTTCCATTCTTGCTTTTCTTTTTTCTTTGGGTTCAATAATTCATATATCATATTATTATAATATTTATTATGATTTGGATTGCCACCCTTTTTTATAAGTGATTTGTAATATGTAATAAGTTTAGTATTATTATGCATTTTGTTTTACATAAGGTTTACCATTTCTTTTTACTTCTAAATTCTCATCAAGTTTTAACATTCTATCTATTATCACTTGGCAATACTTTGGATCAAGTTCCATACCATAGCACTTGCGTTTGAGTTGATGTGCTGCTACCATTGTAGAACCTGAACCAAGAAATAAATCAAGTATTATCATTCCATTTTTACTGCTATTATTTAAGGCATTTTCTATAAGTGGAATAGGTTTCATTGTAGGATGCAAATCGTTTTTTAGTGTTCTTTGAAACTCCCAAATATCTTCTTGTTTAAATCTTTCTCCATAAAAACCATCATTAAATCTTCCGTAAACTATTGGCTCGTATCTTCCCTTGTAATCTTTACCACTTAATGTAGCTTGATTTTTCATCCAAATAATAATAGATTTATATTCTAATCCTAAATCTAAAAAAGGTTGTAACAATTGGTTTAATGTTTGACTGCCAAAGCAAATGTAAAAAGCACCTATACAATTAATCTTAATTTCTTTTAATACATCAGATATAAAATTATAAAAATCTTCATCTGTCATTGCATCGTTTTTTATAATATCGTGTTGTTGATTTGCACCTTTATGTTTTACCATAACGCCATCTTTAGTTGTATTGCTCATTGAGCCACTAAAGGAAATGTTATATGGAGGATCAGTAAAAACCATATCAGCTTTTTTTCCATCCATTAGTTTTGCAACTTGATCGCTATCAGTACTATCTCCACACAATAAACGATGCTCTCCTATTTCAATCAAATCTCCAAGCACAACATCAACCTGCATATTGTCAGGTTCTGTGTAATCATCTTCTTCAGCTTCTAATACTTCCTCTTCAAAAGGGAAGCCATCTAAACCCCAATCTTCTAACTGCTCTGCATCCCATTCATTACCTAGTATATCCCAATCCCATTCACCAAAACCCACGTTATCTTTTATTATAAATTCACGCTGCTGTTCTTCGGTAAGATTAGATGCCTTAATTATATTAACTTTTTTTATACCTACTTCTTTGCACGCTTGCAATCGCATATTACCACCCAGCACTATCATATCATCATTTACAACTATTGGTCTAATTTTAAGCATTTCTGGAAATTCCTTTATAGACTTGCAAAGTTTTTTAAATTTATCATCCTTTAAAATTCTAGGATTATTAGGATTCTTTTTTACTTTGCTAATTGAAACTGTTTCTATATTCATATTAATATTTATCGTAAACTGCGTTAATGTCGTTTATAAATGGATCTACGCAGCAAGTTAGCGGTTTAAATTTACGTGCAAATAATTGTGTGTATATCGGTATGATAATTTTAATCTGCTGATCATAGGTTATTTTACTGTGATTTTCTTTTCTAAAATTAGTCCAGGTTTTATAAGTATCTTCTGTAAAGCATCCTACTATTTTAAATCGTGTTCGTAAACCTTTTACTTTGTTTAGTTTAGCTTTACGTTCTTCACATCCGCAGTCATCACCAAATATTTTTTTTACTGCTTTTTTGATTCCAGTTTTTTCTGTAAATTGTTCTAGTTTATCACCAGCACCACGTTCTACATAAGCTGTATCGTTATCAATAGCTTTTTGTAGTTTCTTTTGATGTTTCTTCCATTCTTTGTGTTCCTTAGTCCGTTTATCTTTTGGTTCTTCCATATTTCTTTTTTAATTTATTTAATGCTTTAGTTTTGTGATAATTAAACACGCCATAATGCACACCAGTATCTTCTTGGCATTTACGCAAACTCTTTTCATGTGTTTGTAGTAATACTTCACGCTCAAAGAAAGATACATCTTGTATTATTTCTAATAATTTAAAACGTTTAGCAGTTCTATCACATTCTTCATGTTTTAAATAGTGAAAATCTGTTATAGATACTGTTTTATTGTTGTTTTTTAAATAATCTAAATAAAGCCCTTTTAACGTTCTGTAAATATATGCTTCGTTAAACCGTTCTTTATTCATACAGATTAAATACATATCATTAACTAAGTCATCAGATAGTGTGTGGCAATTACAAATTTTGTAAGCCATTTCACGCCATTCTTTATCACGCTTAGATAATTCTTCTAACATGAATATAAAAGTACAAAAAAAATATTATAATACAATTATTGCTAAAATTATCAATGCTATTAAAAATATAATATACATTTTATTTAGTTGTTTATCGTTCATGTTTTTTATTTTTTAAGTATAACAAAGTATATAATTTATTAAAACAAATCATATACGACTGTTATGTGCAATTTTTTTTATTGTTTCGCTCATATCTAAAACATACGTTGCATTGTCTTTCACATTGTTTACTTAGCTTTCCTTTTTTATCCCAACAAAAAAACTGTTCAGCTTCGCTCACATAACAATGTATAACACTAATAACTTTTTTCATCTTTTTTTGTTTTTTAAGGTTATAGGTGGTTTAGGTGTTGTGTTTCTTGATGGTGTTTTATCAAAAGTCATATAAACGGCTAATCCTAAAAAACCTATTCCAAACACACCACCAACAATCACTATTGCTAATATTTGTAATTCATTCATAATTTTACGTTACTATTGTTATACTTTACCGTTATACATTAATGATGAACTAAATCATCCAGCTTATGTATTAATGGTTTTATTTATTTAGTTCTCTTAATTGTTTTCTTAAAAATGCTATTCTACGTTTTAGTAGTTTTTCTTTCTTGGCTTTTATCTCATTATTATTAAAATAAAAAGTATCTGTTATTTGCTTATGCTTATCTAATTCTTTTAAAAATTGTATTTCAAATACTTCTGCACGTTTTTTAAACTGTGGATAAGATAATAATAAATTCTCATATTCTTTCAACCCGTGCATTACTGTAGAATGATGAAACCCTATTAATTTACCTATCTTTTCAAAAGTAGTTTGTTCTGTGCAATAATTGTAAACGTAATAATAAAATAAAAATCTAACTTTTATTCTATGAATTTTTCGAGATCTTACACTTAGGTCTGTATCAAAATATTCTTCTACGTAATCTTTTATTTGTTCTAGTGTCATTTGTATTTAGTTAAAGCCATGTTTATCATAGTGGTTAAATTTTCTACTGCTTCATCATACGTTGTAACTTCTGCAAATGGGTGTATGTCTGATGTATCTACTAACTTAGGGTGTTTAATACCGTTCTTTTTACGATGTTCTTTTGTTTGTTCTTGCAGATTAACTTTATCAACAAACTTTTGTATTAATAATTCAATAGGCGTATCTAATATTTTATGCAGTGCTTTTTGAGGTGTGTTATCAAATACAGTTGTGTCGTAGTATTTTATTAGTTCACCGTAGAAGCTAATATACAACTTTGCGAATAGTTGGTTATCGTTGTATTGTTTAGTTAGTTGCGTTTCTGTAAATTCTGCAACCTCATTAAATGCTTCTATGTCTTTTGGCGTTGGCTTCCATGAGTTTTTAAACTTCCATGCAAGATGTTCTATTGCTTTTTTAATTGTCATTTTTAACGTGCTCACTCAATACGTCTTGTATGTAGTTTTTTAAGTCCTTATTTGCTTTAACCGCTAATATTTTTAACGGTTCTACATCTTTGCTTTTAATGTCTATTAGTTTTCGCATTTATCTATATTGTTTTCAATTAATAAATCATTTAACTTTGATTTGTCTTTACCTAAAAAATCATTGTTAAATTCAAAAGTCATATCATCTAACCAATTATTAAAATCTTCCATAACTATCTATTTTTTCTGTGAGTTAATAATCCATTCTCATTAAATACATTTTGATTGTATTTTTTAAACCATTTTACAACATCTTCCATAATAGCAGGATGTCTTTGAACATTCATACAATCACAGTAATCGTTTAAAGCATTTTCTTTAGCTTCTTTACTTAAATCTAAATATTTCATAATTTTTTAGTTTAAAAATACCAACTTAAAAAGCTGGTATTATATCGTTATCATTGATAGACCAAACAAAAGATTCAGAGAAATGACTTCTATTACATTTAACTGTAATAACATTACCTATATTAGCTTTTGCTAATTCAGTAGCGTAAGTTATAGCGTTAGCCCAAGTATTAGACTGTTTACCGTTTGAACCTTGATCAGAAATTGAAAATTTGTAAGACATAATAAAAAGTTTTAAAGTTGTTGCTTCATTGCAACAGTACAAATATACATTATATATATCATATACACAACATTTATTTAAAAATAATTAAAATATATTATCTAATTGTTCTGGAAGTTGATCATTATTAAGACTAAATGTAAAACCATCAAAAGGTATGTTTCTTGTGTACTTTGGCTTAACAGTTACTATATCATCGTTCTTATCGACAAATATAGTACTTTCTGCTTTCTTTAAAATTGCACTTCCAAGATGACCTGTAGGTTTATCACTTTCAAAGTTACGGTGTAATACAGTTAGTAATGCTGCATTGTGGTCTGATGATAGTTTCATTAGCTTTTGTGTTATCATATTTGATTTATCTAAGTCGTTAACGTTTTCAATTAAATCAGCAACGCCATCAATAGAACACAAACCTATTTTGCCTTTATACTCTGATTCATTAAACAAATAATCTAAAAATTCTACTCTTTCTTTAGGATCTAAACTACGCAAAGCAAACATTTTATATTTTTC